GGGATTTTGCGGAGGATAAAATAAAAGTGCTTACTCCATCTATACACCACATAAATCTATATATTTCTATGTATTTCAATGGCAAAATGGTGTAAAAATGGCGTACGGAAAATTTAATGGTGTACGGATAAAGACAATTGAATAAAAGAGCTTTTGCGTGATGTAAATATGAGAAGAACTTGATAATGTTCTTCTCTTTTTTTATGCCAAAATTAAGTTAGAAAGAGAGGTAGTGCGAATGTTTTCGGATGAAATTAGAGAAAAAATCTTAAGCAAAGAAGAATTACAGAAACTTGACTTAGTAACATTATCTCTTGTTATCCACGCAATCGAAGAAGTCTTGGAGGAGGTAGAAGATGATAAACAATCCTTATCAGACAACACCTATGATGAATAATAATTATATGCCTATGCAGAATCCATATGCGGATAGAATGAACTTTTTACAAAATTATCAGCAAAGCCTACAACAGCCTATACAGATGAATCAACAGCCTATGCCCCAGCAGATAGCAGGCATTAACGGAAGAATAGTACAGACAGTTGAAAATATTAATGCAAATGAAGTGCCTATGGATGGCTCAATGGCATTTTTCCCAAAACAGGATATGTCGGAGATTTATGTCAAGGGTTGGAATGCTAACGGAACTATTAATACGATTGTATATAAGCCTTATACAGAACCAGGCGGAAGCAATGCTGGCAATCCGACAGCTGACATAGAAAACGCTAAATTTACCCTGTCAGACGAAAGCACACAGCTATTCTTAAATAAGTTTGAAGAGTTATCAGAGAAAATAGGGCAGTTGGAAGATAGATTTGATAAATCTTTAGGAACACAGAGAAAAACTTCAAGAACTCAAAGTAAGGGCGGTGATGAGGAATGAATCAGCAGTTAATTCAAACTATAAATCAGCTTAAGTCAATTCGGAATCCACAGCAAATGGCTATGAATTGTTTACAACAGTCGGCACAGTGTGGAAATCCTATGGCAAAAAACTTACTTAATCAGATAAACAGTGGGAACACACAAGGTGCAGAGCAAATTTTAAGTAATTTTATGAATACGCAAGGAATAAACCTTAATGATATTAAGGGAATGATGAATTAGGACATTTTGGGTTGTGCGCACATAATGACCGGTTATCCCATTTGTTAATAAAATAAATGGAGGTAAACAAGATGTTTAATTCAAACGGAGTTAGTCTCGCAGATATTGCCGCAGTAACAGGCAATAATCGTAATAACGATGGTATGTGGGGCGATGGTGCATGGTGGATTGTAATTCTCTTAATCTTTGGCTGGGGAAATAACGGCTGGGGCGGTTTCGGTGGAAATGGCAACGGTGCAGGCTACACTGATTCAGCTATACAAAGAGGTTTTGACAATCAGGCAGTTATCAGCAAGTTAGACGGCATTTCCAACGGACTTTGTGACGGATTTTATGCTATGAACAACAGTATGCTCACAGGTTTTAATGGTATTAACACAAATATCATGCAGACAGGCTACGGCATACAACAGGCAGTAAACGCTGATACAGTTGCCAATATGCAGAATACCAATGCTTTACAGTCACAGCTTGCTAACTGCTGCTGCGAGACAAGGGAAGCTATTCAAGGCGTAAACTACAACATGGCAACTAACACTTGTGCTTTACAGAACACAATGAACAATAACACAAGAGATATTATTGACAGCCAACAGGCAGGAACAAGAGCAATCCTTGACTTCCTGACAAATGACAAGATTGCAACCTTACAGGCAGAGAATAACGATTTACGCAGAGCTGCTTCACAGGATAGACAGAACGCACTTCTGACTACTGCAATGACAGCACAGACAAATCAGATTATCAACGCTGTAAATCCTACAGCTATTCCAGCCTATGTTGTGCCTAACCCTAATGCTTATGCTTATGGATGTGGTTGTAATGCAGGATGTGGCTGCTAAACAATTAAATAATCAAGTATCTTAATCAAATTTAATCGGTTTAATTCTTGGTTTATCTTGGCTTTAATCGGTTAATCGAGTTAAGCATCGAGTTTAACTCGAAAGAAAACTCGGAAGATTATGTCTGCTATGCAGTATTACTTATAAGCACAAAGGGCAGACTATAATGTTTGCCCTTATTTTTATGAAAGAGAGGTAAAGATAATGGAAATAACAGGAATTGCATTACAAACAGTTGCCGCCGGAGAAGATGTTGCATTCACAGAAACACCAGTATGCGGAACTAAATGTATAGTCCACAGACAAGGAAGCGGAATTATCAAGTTAAGAGGTATTACAAATCAGTGCAAGGCTAGATTTTTAGTATCTTATAGCGGAAACATTCAGATCCCGACAGGCGGTACAGTTGGAGCTATTTCACTTGCCATTGCAGTAGATGGAGAGCCTTTGCAGTCAACAAGAATGATTGTTACACCAGCCGCAGTTGAAAATTTATTTAATGTATCAGCACAGGCATATGTTGATGTACCTTGTGGCTGTTGCAGTACTGTAGCGGTGCAGAATACATCAGCACAGGCTATTGAAGTACAGAACAGTAATTTGATTGCAGTAAGGGAGGCTTGATATTATGCATAAATGGGCTAAACAGATTATGGAATGTGTCAAGGCTAAAGTTGACGGAATTGGAATTGACAATTTTGAAGGACAAAACCTTGACGATTTAAAGGACTTTACAGAAATAGCGAAGAACATAGCTTGTTTTGACAAAGATTACAGAATTGTTGAAGCTATGGAAAAGTCAGAAGATAATGAAGATATTATGCGTATGCTTGAACAGTACGAAGATTATCCGGACAGAAGATATTATGACCACTACCGCTATGCAAATGGCAGATTTGCCCCAAAAGGCAAAGGAACATACCGCAGAGGATATGAAGAACCGCCTTATATGCACATGTACCCAGAATCAGAGCATATGAGAGATATGGATAGGGATTATGGCAAGATGTACTATACAGAGCCAATGTCTGAAAGTAATTACGACAGAGCAAAGAGAAACTACACAGAAACTAAGGAAATGCACAAGAATAATACACCAGAAGATAAGGAACACAAGATGAAGTCACTTGACAGCTATACTAAGGAACTTGCAAGCGATATTACAGGTATGGTGGCTGATATGTCAGCAGAAGAGAAGAACTTGCTTAGAACAAAGTTAAGCACTCTTGTATCTAAGATATGATTTTAAGGGCTATGAGTAGCAATATTCATAGCCTGTTTTATTCAGAAAGGAGCATACAGATGTTTTTTACAATTAATGGTACAAATTGGCGAGTGCAATATGAAAATTCAAATTCGGGTGAATTAAAGCGGTCAGACAATGTTTCTGTACTAGGTGTAACTGATAGAAATACGCATACAATTTATCTGTCAAATGCCTTGCGTGGATTTATGGAACGCAAAGTGCTGATACACGAAGTGTGCCATGCAATCTGTATGTCCTATGATGTGTATTTGCCGATTGAACAGGAAGAGATATTGTGCGATTTTGTGGCAACTTATGGTGATGAAGTATTTGACATTGTTGATATGGTTTTAGGAGCAGTTAGGAGAGTGGGATAATGAGTATTGATGAATTGTTAAAGATAATCCAAAAGACTAATCCGACTATGACTAAGGAATTATTGATATACGAACTTAGTCAATGCCGGTATGCAAGTAAGGCGTTAGTACATACAGAAGAATGTTGTCAGAAAAAATAAACTGAAATTTTTTGAACGCCCCCAGGTATGACATTTTGTATTCACAATTTCGATTTTGACAATTTCCAAAATTTGGTTTAGTTTTCGTTCAAATCCTACTCTAAAAATTGAAAAAATTTTTCAAAAATTTTAAATGTGCCGTTTTCAATACCCCCGTCATATGCAATTTTGTATTCAAAAATCCGTGAAAAACTTTTCCCAAAATTTGACCTCAATTTTGTTCAGATTTGCCCTGAAAAATTGATGAAAAACTTTAATAGATTAAAGCGAATTATATAAACTTGACCGGCTGCGGTTCGTGCTTATTTTGACTTTTTGACTTTGCGATTTGCCTTGTATGGCGGTTTTATTGCGTCGGCGTAGATTTATAAACCTACAGAACAAAACAGCCTCAAAACGCTTTTAAATGCATTGTATAAAATGGGTATTATATGCCCTTGCAAGTCGTGGAAGCTGTCGCCAGTTCTGGAGAATCCACCAGAACACACGCCGCCCGACTAGGTACACTTGTACACCTGAAAAGGCATAAAAAGCCTTATATATAAGCATAGCATTATTATATTAATTTTTCAAGGTACACAAAGAAAAGCATATAAAAATATATGCTTAATGCTTGCGGCTGGAATTGAACCAGCCAAACCACAGCAAGCCAAAAAGGGCGCAATTTGTACGCCATTAAAATTAAATATAACAAAAATCGCCTTGCATTCCTGCATTTATAATCATTTTCCCATCATCGCGGCGATAAACCACGCCGCAACCGCCATCATGTAAAGACCAAATAAGCCACCCCGGCGGCGTTGTTGCTTTTTCCTCTTTATAATCATAAAAACAATAATGCGGTTTAATTCCTTGTTTTTCCTGTTTAAGTGCATTATTAATTATTTCGTCATCTGTTAATAATAATTGTGTGCCGTCTTTTAAATGTCCGCAAAATCTCATATTTTCAATCTCCATATTCTTAATATTATCCCTTAAAGGAAAAACCGCCGCCGGCATCGGTCCGGCTGGCATTCTCTGCGGCGGTTAGTTTGCTTTTGCTTCTGCTCTTAAAATCTTAATAGCTTCTTGCGTGGTGTGTTCCTTGTACCACTTCCAAGGCTTTTTATATGCTTTTGCAAGCGCAAAGTCTTCATGTTTTTCTGTCAAAATGCTTCTAACTTCTAAAAATGCCTTTTTTGCTTCTTCTAATCTGTTCATAATGTTTTTACCTTTCTTTTATTTATTCCCTTACGGGTAAAGCAAGCCGGGGAATCGAACCCCGGGAAAGCCGACCTTGCTATTATATCGCTTCTTTTTCTTTGCTAATTTCTGCGGAAATTATTCCTTGCTCGAGGAAATAACGCAATGCGCTGCCACCAAAACGTTGTATATAATACTCTGCAAGCTCCGAAGTACTAAAAGTGTCTAATGCTGTGCCGACATCGCTATATATTCCGCTATATGTTTTTTGCCTGCTTGCAAGTGCCTTATCAATTGGATTTTTTGGCTCTTCCTCTTTAACTCCTACAAGCCTATCAGCTCGCATTGTTCTAGCGTGTTCATTTCCGCTTTCGTCGGAAATAATAACGCATTTAACGCTTTTTCCGCTCTTGGTAGGCTCTACGCTTTTGACTGTGGAAGTGTAACCAAAATTCCAAACTGTAACCATTCCCGGCTTTAATTCTGCCGCCGGAATTGCTTTTTGTGGTGTGTGTATTCCTTGTAGTTTAATTGTTTTCATAATATCAACCATCCTTTCAGTGTGTGCCCTGTCTCATCGGTGCAGGTGGGGCAGCTCCTACAGACCGCCGGGTGGCGGTTTCAACTAATGCTCATAACGAATAATTGCGACTGTTTCGCCTGTGCTTTTAAGAGTTCCCCAGCCGTTCCACATCGGACCATTTAAGCCTTTTAGTTTAGGCTGATTATAAAGTTCTTCTCTCTGGCTTTCTGCTAGTCTGCCGTCATTATAGCCATATACAAGGGCTTCAAACTCTGCCGCTGTCTTGATTTCCGCTGGTAAATCGTAAACGCATTTATTGCCGTTTTCTAATGTTCCTATAATCATTTTTAAGCCTCCTTTTTAACTTCTAAACTGTCAATATTGCCTTTTTTCATCTCTTCCAAAATAGCGGCAATCTCTTCTTTTACGTTGCCCTCTGCTGGCTCTGTGAATGTGTAATCTTCGTTGTATTCTGTGCCTGCGATTTTAATTCTGTAAACTGTCATAATCTTGCACCATTTCGCCGACTGTGATATAATCGGCTTACCTTTCTTTTTTGATTGGTGGCGGTTCGTTCTTGGTAGGAGTGACCGCCTTATTTATTTTGTAGCTTAATAATAACACTGATTATAGTGCTTGTCAACACTAAAATTAGTGAAAAGATAAAAATATTTTTAGTTGCATTTTGAAAATAAAAGTTGTATTATTATATTTATAATATGAAAGGAGATAATGTTTATATGTGGAAGTATAAAACCGATATTTTAAAGGAATTATCCAACAGAGGATACACAAGCACTAAAATAAGGAAAGATAAGATATTAAGCCAAGCAACATTGCAGAATATTAGACAGGGAAAAGGAATAACAACAGATACTATTAATACGCTATGTATCATATTAAGATGTCAGCCATCCGACATTATAGAGATAGTACCAACCGATGACGAAAAAATAAAATATTTTTAAATAACACTAAAAATAGTGTTGACAATATAACACTATAGGTATATAATCAAGGTACATTAAAAGAAAGGACAGCGGAAACGCTGGAAAGGTGGACGATATGGCAGTGATAAAAACATGGAAAGTCTACGGAATAGACGGACATAGACAGCGTGAGAGCTTCGGAAAGTCTTATAAATACGATTTTTCAGAAGGTACAGACGTTAGAATTATTGAAGTTGACAACTTCGACAAAACAGGCACAAACGAATACTCAATTATTCGCATTACCAGAAATAGCTCTGAAGAATGCGAAGAGGAATTGCACGGGCAGCTTTCCGATGGGATTTTTGAAAATTCCAGAGTTGGGAAAGTTATAGAGATTTAAGAAAGGCTAAGAGGTGAAATCATGAAAGAATTTAGAATGTACAACGGCAATATGTTAGAGGTTGGAGAGGTACATAGATTTGCTGATTTATGGCAGAGTGAGACCGGAGACGTAGAAGAACTTCTTGAATCAGGTTGCTGCTGGGTTGGTGACGACGAGGATAACATGCCAATAATCGCAAATTTTGAAATCTTGCAGAAAGACGAAGAAAATCTTGTGAGGTCACTTGTAAAAATAACAGATATAAGATAATATGATTTAGGCGGTGTATATTTTTATACATCGCTTTTTTAATGCCTATTGATTAATTATATTTATTGTGTTATTATATTGCTAATAATTAAATATATAAGATTTACACCCGATAATATTAATATTGTTATCGGGTTATTTTTATGTTATTAGTATATATAATAATTAATTAGCTGGAGCAGATCCAGCAGAAAGGGGAACACATGGAGAAAGTACAGGAAGCACCAGAAAGTCAAGAGATTTTTGAAAATGAAATTGATATGTATTTTAAAAGATTTTGTGCGGAAGAAAACATTGAAGATATGGCAGCGGCTCCACAATCTCTTTTTTATGCCGCTTTAATTTATGTATATAATAATACTTTTAAAGGCACTAACAAATTAAAATTAAAAGGTAAATTACAGGGATATAATAATAATAATTATAACAATCAATATAGTAATATAAATAATAGTAATTGTAATAGTTATAATTATGAGTACTTAAATTATATAGCAGATTATTATATATATATGTGTTATAAGTACAATAAAATATGTACTATATCAGGTTATTGTAAATTAACAGGTATAAGAGAAGATGTTATATATAACTGGGGAAGTGAGAGCAGGACACCACAACTAAGTACATCGGCTAACAATTTGTATCAAAAATTGTCTAAAGATTACGAATCTAGTGGAGAGGCACGGCTCTGGTCTGGCAAGAATCCAGTCGGGCAACTTGCGGTTATGAATCGCCGCTTTGGTTGGAATCTTCCCGGCGTCAGCAGGGAAAGCACTGCAAAGGTCATTAAAACAGCCGCAGACCTTCCGCAGCTTGGCACATCTGGAAACGCTCAAGGCTCTAATGTTCGTCAAATTGCACAACAAGAAATCATTGTGCAAGATGTACAAGAAAACCCACAAAGCCAGTAAACAAGCGGGTTCTAGCTGTTTGACTCACGATAACAGCATTTCGCTAAATTAGACTTTAGCGAAGTGATAAAACAGAACATTTGAGCGATAAAAGCACGACAAAGCTAGTGAACAAGCGGATTAACAGCGATTGCGTGATAATTATTCATTGCGCAACGGCTCCGCTCTGGCTGATTTCATTGTGCATTATTCACAAACGCAGGGCGTGGGGGTTATATATGCACGCATTGCGAGCCTAACTAAGTCACTCAAAAAACCCCAAAGATAAAAAGGCTTATTATATATATTTATATATACATAACCAACTACTATAATTTATTAAACCATATATAATAACCATTATATTTATTAATATATACAACTTTATTAATAACCCATATAATATAATTAATTAAATCTACTGTACAAATCTGATAGATAGGTGTATAATAGATACATCTTAATTATTCACAAGATATTCAATAAACACATCAGAAAACGGCTAATTCAGCCGAGTAAATTCCAAAAAATTTTTAAAAACAAAAAAGAGTGTTTCGGACAGGAGAATGATATATGACCGGAAATGAGTATCAGGCATTAGCTATGCGGACAAATGATTGCAAAGCAACAGACAGAATACTTGAAAATATGTTAACGTGCGATATGAAATATCTTTTACAGCAAAATTTGATTGCAGAAGACGAACAACATCTTGATTTTGGTGGCATCTTCAATGCTTGTCTTGGATTATCCGGTGAAGTTGGAGAGTTTAACGACATAATTAAAAAATGGATTTTCCACGAGAAACAGCTTGATATTGACCACGCAAAGAAAGAAGCTGGCGATATTTGTTGGTATCTTGCAATGCTTTGTGAATCCTTCGGTTGGAACCTTGATGAAATCATGCAGATTAACATTGATAAGCTGAAAGCAAGATATCCAGAGGGATTTGATACTTACAAAGCTAATCATAGACAGGCAGGTGATGTCTAATGAAATCAAGAAATATAATAAATATGTGCCTTAATTGTGAAAATAGGCTGAAACTATTCAATCAGCGACCATGTAATGATTGCGTTGTAAGTGGTGGGGAAAATAACAATTTTACACCTCTCAAAGATGTTGCACCTAGCGTCAATGGAAAGCCGGTAAATGACAATGTTAATCATCCTAGCCATTATGCAACCGGTAAATATGAGTGCATAGATGTTATGCTTGAGATATTTGGTGTTGAAGCTGTAAGGACATTTTGCTTGCTCAATGCCTTTAAGTACAATTACCGAAGCGGTAGAAAGAATGGCTTAGAGGATATTAAAAAAGCTAAGTGGTACATTGACAAGTACATAGAATTGTCAGAATAGCCGTGTCGGTCAATGAAAGTATAATGGCTACAAAGGATAGTACACTGCGGTTTGTGGCGAATATATACCGAGAATAGCCACTTAATGCACCATAGCCAAGCGGTAAGGCACAGAGCTTTGACCTCTGTATGCGTCGGTTCGAATCCGACTGGTGTAGTTCGTCTTACTTTTATCGTAGACTACCATGTTTTGCATTTTAAGGTAGTCCTCCTTCATATGCTCTCTTGGATTTGTTTCAGTTAAGGGTGGTGCAAGACCGCTCGGAGAGTTTTGCCTCGTACAGAGGTGCGAAATTCAACTTATCAAGGTTCTTCCTCAATATTCCCCCAAAATATTATTGCATTTTCCCTTGATAGCCGTTACAGGCGGTATTTGCCGATATGGGATAAAGGTATTCCAGTAGCTTGCTAAGCTATCCAACAGAAATGTTGTTCGTGTTCGATTCGCGATGTCGGCGCTAACTTACGACAGAGGTGAACCTTGCCGTAAGCGGTAGAAAGTCCGCATGAAATTGTACAAAGTAGTGGCAAAAGCAATTTCAAATATAGCAGTTCCACTACACTGCTATATTTGCTGTGTGTCCGGTTTGTCGAGGGTGCTGTCTTGAAAACAGTCTGGATGTAAAAGTCTCTGGGGTTCAAATCCCTAACACGGCGGTTGCCCGAAATGTGGCGTTGATGTGTGGCGGAATGGGTAAACGCTATTGCCGTAAGATAATTCGTTGAAACCGGCAACTTAGATGACGAGAGTCGCGACAATCATGTGTGGTTCAAATCCACACCACATCAATTTCTTATCTCCACTTAGTCGGATACTACTGCAATAGTTCCGGTCGATGGGAGATGTATGAATAGTAGTTGTATTATCGGAAACAGAAAACTCTTTGCAAAATAGAATTTGCAGATTTGAAATGCATTGGCATGGTTTGGTCTGACGGAGTTCGACTCTCCGTGCAACTATTTACAACAAACTAGGTTAGCTACCGAAAAGCACTTCCGCTGTGCCTGTTTGTTGTTTTTACCAATCAAGCGGAGTGTGTATCACAGGCATACATAAATAATATCAAGCGGAGGTATTCGATTATGGCAAAAGAAATTATAATACCCGAAACTAGGGATTTTAAAGGCGTATGGATTTACAAAAATTTATATCTATCAAGAGAGTATACGCCTAACGAAAAGTTTTTACTCTTAGAAATATACAGTTTATCAAAAGGCAGTAAAAAGCAATGTTATGCTAATAACAGACATTTTGCTGATTTTATCGGTGTAAAGGAAAATACAATTCAAAAGGCAATACTAAAATTAGAGAAAAACGGACATATTAAGCGTGAATACACATATAGAGAGGGAACAAGAGAAATTACTGGCAGGATAATAACACTCACTCAAAAATTCTATGATGATTTTATTAATGAATTGGAAATAAAAGAAGAAAATGAGGGGGTGGATAAAAATCCACAGGGTAACGGAAATAAATCCATAGGGGGTAGTGGAGAAAAATCCATACATAAGTATAACAATTATGGTTTAAGTGATAAATGTATAAGTGATACATCAAATGCTCTTTCAGAATCTAAAGATTCTTCAAGAGGAGATATATATGCTTTTTCAGTTGAAAAAGGCGAAAGCAAATCTGATGCAATTAAAAACATTGCTGTTGAATTTGCAGATTGCGAGCCGTCAGATTGGCGAATAGAGGAGTTAAAGCATATTATTGACTATTTCCTTGAGCAATACAATAAAACTTTAAATATGAGCCATATACGCATTACAGAACAGGCTTTGACAAAGATAGTTATTAATTACTTTGAGCCAGTTGGTAATTATATGAGTGATAATTCTGCTTATGGATTTGATGATTACTACAAAGAGTTAATAGATTATTACTTACAGACAAAATACAAGATTAATGGCAAAGAAGTAACTAAGAGCTTGCAGCATTTCATGTCTGGAATGATAAGAGAAAACTTAGCACAGAAATATTTGAAATAAGGAGTGATTATTATGGCTATGGGCGTACATCCACTAAACAAAGATAAATTCTATGAAGCAATTAACTTATACATATCGGGGCAGGCTTCACAAGTAAAGGCGGCAAAAGTAGCAGGCTGTAGCGTGCCGACATTTAAGAAATATGCTAACAAGATTTATGGCGGCGAAGAATTACCAGATAATTTATGGGGGAAGAATGATGATTGAGAGAATTGTTAATCGCTGGATAAGACGCAAGACAAAGAATTTAACAAGAATACCATTGTTTATGATGACATTTAACTATCGTAAATATAAAGCAGACGGCAAGAAAGACAGTTGTATGTTTTACGCACACCCAGATATTGCCAATGATGAATTTGTGAAAAGCAAATTACAGGAAGTTGTTGACCATATCAGAGATAACTATGATTTGGATATATTTACGAAGATTTGAGGTGTAATATGAAAGATTGTTCAATTTGCAAATATTGTGATGAGGATTTTATTTTTGATGAAGAAACGGGAGAAGAATATCCGTTTTATGGATGCCAAAAAGGGAATAATACATCACTTGATTATAAGTGTAAAGACTTTGAACAATACAAACCGAAAAAATATAAAGAGAAAAATACCGAATGCGATATATGTGAATACAGAGAAAAATGTGCAAAATATAGTTCTGGGATAGACTGTACAACCTACAGAGATACAAAAATACATATTATTTATCCGCAAGACAAATGTATTAAAAGGGCAAAAGAACTAGGTGTTGAGATACCTAAAGATATTGGAAACTATTTTAAGAAATATGAGGTTGAGGTGTAATATGTGTAAATTTTGCGAGGAAAAATTTCCTGTCATAACACATTATGGCAAGTTTAAGATTGATAAGTTGTCAAATACACCTGTAATTACATGCGACTTGAATAAATGTCCGTCCTTTGCAGTGTGTAGCAGTAAAGAGATGAATGTTGAAATGGTAATGAAAATAGCTTATTGCCCTATTTGTGGTAGAAAGTTGGTGGAAGAATGAATGAATTTCTAAAATTTTTTGACGATAAAGCAAAAGACTTTCCAATGCATCTTGAAATTACTTATAGCAAAATATGTGATTGGAATATTTTGATTTATAAAAAAGGCTGTGCTGATGATTACCCTAAAGCTAGGTGTAATGGCGAAGATGTAGTAATTGTCGATGAAAATGATGGTGACATGGAACTTTGCTTTGCTAAGGCACATGTAGAGCTGAAAGAATGGCTTTCGGAATTTAATGGCGGATATTAAGGCGGTAGAAGAATGAAACATCAAAAAGAATGGCACACTTGTGACAGGTGCGGTGTGGAAATTAAAAAAGGAATACTGTGTGGAAATTCGGTTACAAAGAACGGCATTTTTAATACCACATACGACTTGTGCTATAAATGCATGGAAGAATTTGAGAGGTTTATGAGCAATGAAGAAATCAAGAAGTAAAATAATCATTAAAACAAGAGCTGGCGGTTACACAAAGATTTATGTCAATGGGAAATGGCAGAAGAAAGTATGTGTCATTAATTATCATGCAGAATGCAGTAACAAGGATGGTATAAAAGTTTCTTGCGAATTTGATAAGAATAAGACTGATAAAAACGGCTCGGTTATTTACGACCCGGAAAAAGAAGAAATTGTAAAAGAACACGTAGTTGCAAGGATTTAAGGAGCAAAGTTATGAAAATATCAGAGATGAATAACTGCATTGAGAAAATGCGGGAGTGCTACAAGTTTGATGATGATAAAACGGAAATACGGATTGGGGATATGATGAGTGGAAGTAACAGATATGTAACTGTCGGCACAAGGAATGAAAACGGAACACAGATTGAAATGACAAGGCGTGCGGATGAATTAAACAAGGAGTGAGATTATGTTAATAGTTGCATTGCAAGATGATGTAGATAACTTATATGCCATATGGAACACAGTTACGGACAGATTTTTGGGTGTTAATTTGGACAGAGACTTTGCAATGGACGCAATAATACAATATAAGCATTGTTCTATAGCAGAAGCTAATTCAAGGCTAGACAATCCACAGCCTTTTAAAGATATTGCTAAGCGCTTATGCGAAGAGCTTAATCGTGACGATACCAAAGTTGAAAATGCAATCCAATACTTAAAGTACATATCATGGAAAATAGGTACTGTTAGTGCTGAATGTCTTTCGGAAAAGGACGGACAAAAAATGAGAGAGTACATAAATGTACTTGAAAGTAGGATTGATGAATTAGAACGATAATTGATGGAGCTGTTGAGGAGGGCAAAGATGAATAAACCTAGATTTCTTTTTGGAGATATTGTTGTTGTAAACAAGTCGGACATAGGAGTTATCTGTAAAACGTGGGAAAAATCAGACGGAAAATACGAATACGAAGTTTATGTAAGGCTTGCAAACAGTATAATTACATTCGCAGAAGAAGATATTGACAGGTATAGAGTGAGACATAAATATCTTAGCGAAGAGGAAATGGAATGGCAGTGGAATTAAATGGCTGATTATCAGCAGAAAGGAATTATTATGAAAAAGTTATTTGTAAGTGTGCCTATGAAAGGCAGAACAGAGGAAGAAATCAAAGCGAGTATTCAGAAGATGAAAAAGATTGCTGAAATATACGAGGGCGAGGAATTAGAACTTATCGACAGTTATATCGAGGATAATCCACCTAAAAACAACAATGAAGCTGTATGGTATTTAGGTGAAAGCCTTAAGAAACTGGCGCAGGCTGATGTATTTATTGGGGTATGTGAAAGCTACGATTGGAACGGCTGTCAGATTGAAAGAGAAACAGCAGAAAGATATGGCATTAAAGCATATACGATTCCGGCAATATATTTAATTGATAATTATAATGCACTTCTGAATAAATTACATCCGGTTCGCAATGGCGCAATGCCAGCATTCTAATAAAAATTTTACCGGCTAACAAATAGAGTTAGTCGCTACCCTAGAAAAATTATAGGCAGAGGTCTATAAGCACCTTTGCTGAAAAGTGGAGGTGCTTTTCTTATGGCTAGTCAGAGCCTTATTTCCGCAGTTAATGGATATGAAAATTACATAGAGAAAAACGGGATAGATGAACAGGTGATTAATGCCTATGTAGACGCTTGCAGTGTAGCCATAAACGGCGAGAAAGATATTAAGTATGGACTACAACTTACAGAAAGGGCAAAAGACATTATAGAGCGTTTCTGTAAGGACAAGACAGGCGGAACGATATGGGATTTAGAAAAGTATGCGTTTGCAAATAAAACGGAATATGAGCTGATTAATTGGTTTTATGATATTTTACTGATTGAAGCACAAAACAAAGTTGTTGATAGCGGATTTAGGTATCTCGAAAAGAAAAGAGAGCCTAAAGAGCGTTTCTATATGCCACGTCGCAAACAATTCTTAAAAATGGGGTTAATAGAAGCTTTGCAGGGCATGATTGATGATAAATACGATATATTGTGTGTGTCATTAATACCTGGAGCAGGCAAAACAACTATTGAAAAAATGTTTAACGCTTTAGTAGCTGGCTGGTTTCCTAATGATTTTTGCCTCTTTTACTCCCATTCCGGCGACATTACACGAATGTACTATGATGGCGTATATGATATTGTTACAAATGCTGATGAATATGCGTGGAACGAAATCTTTCCTAATCTTACAGTTACAAGCACTAACGCAAAGTTAGAACAGTTTAACATAGGTAAGTATAAGCCGTTTCCAAGCGTACAATGTACATCTGTTGGAAGTAAAAATGCTGGTAAAGTTCGTGCGAGTAAATTTTTGCTTGTAGATGATATGATAGGTGGCATTGAAGAAGCACTTAATCCTATGGTACTTGATAAGCTGTGGGATAAATATGCGGTAGATGCTAGACAAAGAAAAATCCAAGATACAGACGGACATAATTGCAAAGAGATACATATTGCTACACGTTGGAGCGTACATGATGTTATCGGAAGAATACAGAATATGTACGCAGGAAATAAAAGAGTTAAGACTATTGCTGTGCCAGATGTAGATCCGGTAACAGGTGAGAGCAATTTTGATTATGAGTATAGCGGATTCACAAAAGAGTTTTTTGCCGACCAACAGCTTTTAATGGATGAAATTTCTTACAGGTGTTTATACAAACAGGAGCCTATCGAGCGTGAGGGATTATTGTTTCCTGACGACAAAATACGTAGATACCTTAATTTGCCACATGGCGAGCCAGAAATTGTTACAGCTCAATGTGATACTAAAGGCAAAGGAACAGACTATTTTGTTATGCCTGTGCTTCAAAAATATGGGGGCGACTATTACTGCGTTGATTGCGTGTGCGATAATACGGCAGACTATGAAATGCAGTATGAAAATGCGTCAAACATATTAGTCAACAATCAGGTACAAGAGTGTGAGTTTGAACGTAATGCCGGTGGTGACAGAGTGGCTATGGAAGTTAATAAACGAGTTGAAAATAAAGGGTGGATATGCAACATCACTGATGTACCGACAGAGACAAATAAGGAAGCAAGAATATTTCAATGTTCCAACTGGATATTGCAACATATTATTTTTAAAGATGCATCACTTTATAAGCCTAATGAGCCATACGGAGTGATGGTGTCATTATTAAAGCAGTATTCGGTATCAGGCAAGAAACAATTAGATGATGTTCCAGATGTTTTCTCAAACTTTGCATTAAGAATGACAAAAGGAAATAGGATAAAGCAGACAGTAATAATATCAAGTCCGATATAAGAGGAGGGTTTATATGACAACTAAGGACTATTTGAATCAAATAAGCAGACTTAATAGAATGATAAACAATAAGCTGACAGAAATAACACAGCTTAGAGAACTTTCTTGCAGCATATCGGCTATTGGAAACGAAGAAAAGGTAATATCATCATCTGACCCAGATAAAATAGGCTCTACATACGCCAAAATTGACGAAATGGAGCGCAATCTTGATAATATGATAGATGAATACATTGAAAAGAAAAACTTGATTATAGGGCAAATAGACAGCATAGAGAATGAAGATTACTATAATATTCTATTTTCAAGATATATCGAAAAGAAAACTTTTGAGGTTATCGCTACAGAAATGAAATATTCATGGAGACAAATTATCAGACTTCATGGAAAAGCTCTTAAGGCATTTGAAGAAAAATATGGCAACACATATTTAAAGATGTCATAGAATGTCATATTGCGCTAATGATATACTGTATCTGTAAGAAATTACAGAGCTGTTTTTCATAAATATATTCCTTATCGGAGGCACCGTTACTTAATTGTAGCGGTGTTTTTGTTATGCAATGAGGTAGAAATATGAATAAAGATAAATCAATTATGTGTCCGAACTGCCACAAATTCTTAACTAAGGCAGACAGCAAAGACACAAGAACACATAAATTAGCGTGCAAGCATTGCCACAAATGGATATGGTATGTGCCTAACGATGATGATGATTTTCAGATTAAGGAAATACCACAAAGCAGAAGTTCGAGCGGTATGACATTTTATTAGAGGTGTAGACAATGCAGACAGGAAGAATTGCTATTTATACAGGTGCGAAAGAAATAACGTCTGACAATATAATACCAATTTTGCGTGAAGCAATTTTGGAACATGATATTAATTCTAACAGAATACAGTTTCTTCTTGATTATGACGCAGGAATACAGCCAATAGTTAGGAAGAATCCAAAGACTTACAGACCAGACATTGACTGTGAGTGCTGTGATAATGTGGCTAACGAGGTCACAGAGTTTAATTTAGGTTTTAAGTGGGGAAATCCTATAACGCTAGTTCAAAATGGCGACAATGAGGATTCTAACCTTACAAAAGCTATAGCAGAATTAAACAGTTGCTACGAATCACAGAATGCAAGGCAGAAGCAACAGGAACTTGCGAGATATGTTGAAATCGGCGGTGTTGGCTATGTCCTTATTGATGTGAATACGGAATATGAGGATGGGGAAAGCTATTTCACATATAATGTATTAGACCCAAGAACAACATTTATTGTAAGGTCAACAGCTTATAGTGACAAGAGGGTTATTCTTGCAGGCACTTATATTAAAGACAAACATAGCGGTACAAGATATTACACTTGTTTTACCAAAGATACGAGATATGAAATTACCGACGGAATAAAAATTACTAACGGAAAAAATAAAGGAAAAACAAAATGGGGATTTTTAGAGAGAAGTGGAGAAGAGAATCCATTACATAAAATCCCTATCATTGAATACACAAGGTCATTTGATAGAATGGGTTGTTTTGAACGGCAAATATCTGAAATGGATAACTTAAACCTACTCATTTCAGATTTTACAAATGATGTTGAACAGAACACGCAGGCAGTATGGCACACAAATGATGTCGATTTCCCAGTTGAACAGGAAACAACAGTTGATAAAGATGGAACACAACGCATTACTGAAAAAGTAAGGAAACCAAAATCTGGAGAATGGATGCAGACCTACACATCAGCAGATGGCAAAACTCCAATAGTTGAACCACTTGCAATTAATTATGATTACACAGGTATGCTTAATAATATCCAATCAAGGCGACAGATAATCTTGCAGAAATGTAATGTGCCACAGCGAAATGATAATAGCGGCGGCAGTACAGGAGTTGCAATGTCAGATGCAACAGGCTGGTCACAGGCTGAAACAGCAGCGGCAAAACAGCAATTAATTACAGATGGCTGCAAAATGGAAGAGATAAAAGTTGTTCTTGCGGCTATTAAGCTGTCAAACAATGTTAATAGCAGTAATCCATTACTTAAATTAAGGGCAAGAGATGTAAAGCCTAACATTAAGCGACAAAAAACTTATGAAATGTCAACTAAGGTTAACGCTATGGCGACATTGATAAGCCACGGATTTAGTCTTAAAGATACAGTTGATGCAATTCCATTTTTTGATGACCCTAACGATGTTGTAGCAAGAAGCGGAGAAATGGTTAAGGCATATCAAGACAGCATAATTAACAAAGACACACAGAACCAAGCAGAGGGCGGAGATGGCGAACAATCGCCTAACAAAGACCGCACAATGCAAGACTTATCAGACCAGACAGAAAATAGTCCAGTTATAGATAAGAGCAGAACTGATAAATAAATTGATATTGAGCCACAGGGTAGAAATGCCTTGTGGCTTTTTATATGTCCTAGAGAAAGGGCAATACAAATATCGCAAGAAGTTGAGAGAACAACAAAAAACGCAGAAAGCAGAGGTAAAGAAATTATGGCAGATGTAATTAACACAACAACAGAACCAACAACTAACAATGAGCCACAGAACGAAGAGCAGACACCTAGCGTAGAAGAACTTATGGCGCAGCTTGCTAGTGAAAGAGCTGAAAAAGAGAAGTATAAGAATGCTTCCGATAAAGCCAGTTCAGAAGCAGCTAAGTACAAGAAAGAACTTCGCTCGAAGCAGACAGCAGAAGAACAGGAAGCGGAAGCAAAGGCGGAAGCTGAAAAGTTGCAGGCTGAAAAGTTCGAGAACATGAGCAAAGAACTTAATCATATGAAAGCTGTCAATGCTTATCAGAAAGTTATAGGCGATGGAAAGGATATTGATTCTTTGATTGAGGCGGTTGCAGACGCAGACCATAGCCTTATAGCAACTGTAATTGCTAATGAAGTGCAAAGACAGGTTAAAGAAGCTAAGGCAGAGTGGCTTAAATCAAGACCGGCTATTAATGCAGGCGGTGGAGAAGAAAGCACGATAACACAGGAACAGTTTAACAAGATGAATTACCATGAAAGAGTGGAGTTCAAAAATAAGAATCCAGAACTTTATAAGAAGTTCACAGAGTAGAAAATGGAGGTAAATAAACTATGCCACAGACTAAGTTAGCAAATTTAGTAGACCCACAGGTAATGGCTGATATGGTATCAGCTAAGTTACCAAAGAAGATTAAGTTCTCACCTATCGCAAGAGTTGATACAACACTTGTAGGCAGACCGGGAAGCACAATCGTTGTGCCAAAGTATGCTTATATTGGTGACGCAGAGGACGTTGCAGAAGGTGTTGCTATGGGTACAACAGTACTTACAACATCTACAACAGAAGCAAAGGTTAAGAAAGCAGGTAAGGCTGTAGAGCTTACAGATGAATCAGTGTTATCTGGTTATGGCGACCCACTTGGCACAGCTATCAATCAGATTGCTATGTCAATTGCTGCAAAGGTTGATAATGACAGCTATGACGCACTTTGCACAGCACCTATTGATTACGATGGAACAGCAGCGCCTATCAGCTATTCAGCAGTTGTAGCAGCTAATAGCAAATTTGATGATGAATCGGATTCATCACTTACAAAGATATTATTCATTAACCCAGCACAGGAAGCCACATTACTTAATGACGATGATTTTAAGAGCAATGACAAGTACCCACTTAATGTAATTATGAATGGCACTATCGGTTCTATCGCAGGAGCACAGGTTGTTAAGTCTAAGAAAGTTAAGCTGGTTAAGTATGAGCTTGACGATTCAACAGGAACAATCAATGTTGTAGCTGACACAACAAGCGAGGATACAACTAATGTTCATCTTGATACAGCACTTGCACATACACTCAAGCCAAAGGGCAAGGAAATTAAGGTAGGTAGCAAGTTAAAGGCTGTTACAACAGAATATTATGCTTGTCCTATTGTTATCGTATCAGCAGAAGACCCTAACGAGGAAGCAGGTGCAGATGGCGTATCAGAGGAAGAGAACGCACTTACAATCTATATGAAGAGAAGCGTTGAGATTGAATCAGACAGAGATATTCTTGCAAAGACAACTGTTATCTCTGGCGACGAGCATTACACAGCAGTCTTAAGCAACGATTCAAAGGTTGTTCTTGCTAAGTTCGGAAAGTAAGAGGTGTTTATATGTTATTAAGACGACATAAAATCAACGCCGCAAAGCAGAGCGAAGAAGTAACAGCAGATAATGTAAGACAGGAAGCTGTTTATGGAGATGAGCTTAAATATGAGGAAGAGCAGGACAAGTTCCCTGCTCAACCTACAAGCGATTACACAAAGACAGCTATTAAGCGTATGCCAACAGCGGACTTGCAGACACTTGCCTTAGAACAAGGTATTGAGAACGCAATGGAGCTTACAGGAGCAGAACTTAAAGAACTGTTAATTGAGAAATTAGGGTTATAGGAGCTGAAATTATGGAATACACTACATTAGAACAAACTAAAATCAGACTTAAACAATTTCATATTGATACAGTCACAAATGATGATGAAACAACATCTGATGTGGTCGTGTTCGATAGCAAAGAAGATAATCCGATAATCGAGCAACTCATTAAACAGGCTACAGAAGATGTAAAAGCAAGAAGAAATTACCCCGACAGCTACACAGATGAAATGATAACCGAAGATTTGAAGAAATTTGAGAATGTTATTGTTAATCTGGCTGTCTACGACCATTCACAAGCTGGTGAGAACTACATGGCGAGTATGAATGAGGGTGGTGTCAACAGAACTTGGAGAAATAGAGATAGCTTGTTTGTCGGGGTATTTCCGTTTGCTAAAGTATTATAACGCCTATAGGGCATTACAGAATATTAAAGAAGATTGTGCGTTACCAAATGGTAGCAGGCGGCACACATTAAGGGTGGTGGGCGGTGTGCCATTATTAATTATGAAAGGCGGTATATCAATGCCAATAGCAGTAATTATAAGCATTATTTCAGTTGCTTTTTCCGTCTTTTTCGGACTGTTTACGTTGGGATTTAATCTTAAGAACAACAAAAAGTCTGACAATGCAGAACTTACAGAGCGTGTAAAGGAAAATACACGCATAAATATGAAACTTGACACAATATCAAGCAACACAACAGAGATAAAGAATGAAGTTACAGAAATGAGAAAAGAACTTAATTCTCACGATAACAGGATTATTAAGGTTGAGGAAAGTGTAAAGTCGGCACACCACCGAATAGACGGATTGGAAGCACGACTTAATGAAGATAAGGAGGTATAGCAGAATGGATATAACATCGGTAACAACAGTTGTAGCAATCGTTGTAATTACATATCTGATAGGCTTAGGAGTTAAAGCAATCCCACACATTAAGGATAATTACATTCCTATAATCGTAGGCGTTGCAGGCGGTATCTTAGGCATTATAGGTATGTATGTAATACCGGACTTTCCGGCAAATGACATTCTTAATGCAATCGCAGTAGGAATTGTGTCCGGATTATCAAGTACAGGCGTTAATCAGATTTATAAGCAGGTAAAGAACAATGCTTGACATTAATAAGCAGGCTATGAAGTATTCACTTCAAGGGCAGACAGTAACTATTTATGAAAGAGATGATGACGGTAATATCCTTTATGAGGGATATACCGACACAGAGGGTAACTTCATTCCTTATCTTGATGATGAGGGAAATAAGATACCTAAAGTTCTTGAAGAAAAAACAGGCTTTTCAGAGCCAGTTGACTTCAAAGCAAACATAGCTTTCAGCGGTGGAGAAGCACAAAGCAAGGAATACGGCTTTGATACCGCTGATTTTGACGCTATTTTGCTGACAGATAGGAATGTGTTGCCTATTCAAAAAGGCGACCTTATCTGGCTTGATAGCAAGCCTACATACACATCTGATGGACTTGTTGATGAAACATCAGCAGACTTCACGATTGTAGGCATTAAGCCAGCATTATATTCAACTAAGTATATGCTTAAAGCAGTTGTAAAGTAGGTGCATCTATGGCAAGACATACAATTAATATATCCTTGTCTGAAAAGTCCGTAAATGAAGCTATCAGACAGCTACAACAGTATAAGCAGAGTTTACAGTATAAATGTGGATTGCTTGTCGAACGATTAGCAGAATTAGGCGACAAAGCGGCAATTATGAGCGTTAATGAAAGCCCATTAGGTAGGACAGTAACATTGAGAGTTGACAAAAAGCCTATTCAAGATGGCTACCAAGCTATTTTAATTGCTACCGGTAAAACTGTTGAAGTAGAAGATAGAGAGCCATTTTACACGCTATTAGCGATTGAATTTGGTGCTGGTATTTATTACAACAGCGGTAACGAGAATCCGAAAGCTAATGATTTCGGCTTGGGAGTAGGAACATACCCAGGGCAGATACACGCATTTGAAGATGGCTGGTACTACTTAGGCAATGATAATCAATGGCACTACACACACGGCGTTAAAGCTACAATGCCTATGTACAACGCCACAATGGAGATTGTTAATCAGTATAAGCAGATAGCAAGAGAGGTGTTTAGTTAATGGCAAATGCAAACGATTGGGCGACAGACCTTGAAAACACAGTCACAGCACTTGTCAAGGCTAAAACCCTAGCACAGCTTAAAAAAACATATCCAAAGATAGTCATAACCAATGAGGGGGAAAACAGCGGTCAAGCAGTATTCCCGACAGTATACATTCATTTACTGCCAGCAGTTGAACAAGGACAAACACTTGATGGACAGACAGTTAACGCATTGTTAGCGACATTTCAAGTAGATGTCACCACTAACACAAGCAAATCTGATTGTCGCAAGGTTATGGCAGTAATTACAGATACATTCAAGACAATGAGATTTCAAGGTAACGCAATGCCAGAATTTTCAATCAGCAATAAAGTACATAAGAGTACCGCTAGATTCAGAAGAATGATAGCGGCAAATGACAGATTAATGTAACAAAGAGCAGAAATGCTCTTATTTTTTTGCAAATTTTTAGGAGGTAGACAAGGCAATGGCAAGTACAAGTTATAAAGCTAGGGTTATCTACAAGGAACATAGCGAAGATGGTTTTGCAGGCTCATACAAGTTAATGGTTGCGGCTAAGTCGATTTCAGCACCAGTATCAGCACCTAACACAGTTGAAAGCACAACATTTGAAGATGATTCACAGACATTCTTAATGGGTATCAAAACATCTGACGCTAAGACTTACACAGGAAACCTTGAGAAGGCTTATTTGCAGGACTTAATCAAAGCAGAAGGTAAGCAGTTAGACATTATTCAGTTATATGGTTCTGACGGATTAGGTGCGGTTGCTAAGTACGCATTTGTCGGACAGGTAACAGCGACACCTAATGATGTTTCTGGTACTGATTCGGTACTTGAAATGACAGTAACAGCAGTTCCTAACACTTCACCTATCGAATGCACAGACAAGCTTCAAGTTGTTGAAGGCACTGGTGGCACATTCACAGTAACAAAGGTGGGGGAATGATAAGCCAATCGACTAAATCAAAGGCTGTGTCGATTGGTGGCACAAACGCCAAAACAGCCGACTACGCATCATATCTTGATGATGTAACAGAATAACAATTGATTGAAAGGGCGGTCTACGGACTGCCCCTTTCCTATGTTAAAGCATAGGGGGAAAGGGAAAATATGATGAATATTAATGTAAACGGAAAAGAATACAAAGTTGAGTTCTCTTTTGGTGCGGCAGAGCACAAAGAAATAGTGCAGAAAATGTTTTCTGTCGTTAATGGTTCTTACTTACTTGCACAGACAGATAAAAGCGTTGCACAGGCTTCCTTTGATGGATTAGCAAATATGACAGCAGATGTGCCAGAGATTTGCATTACCGCCATTTATGCAGGCTGTATTGACAATAACCCAGTAACTATGGATGAAGCAAAGGAACTCACTAGGGCATATATTACAGAGAAAAGAAAGACAGATAAGAGTTACGGATATAGAACGTTGTTTGAAGAAATCAAGAAAGCGATGGAAGATGATGGTTTTTTCGAGCTGTCAGGGATAACAACGATGTTAGAGGAAATGGCGAACAATGTGGAAGAAGCGACACAGGAACAGAAGAAGCCGACAGTAGTTCCACAGGACCACAAGAAAAAGCAGACTTCCACAAAATAATCTGGGAAGAATACTTTGTCTTAGCCAGTTCACTAGGCGTTAGTTATTCAGACTTTCTAAGAATGACACCTACAAAATTATTACTATACGCAAAAGGCAAAAAGATTGATAGACAAAATCGAGATGCAGAAATGTATAACTGGTTTTTTGTCTATGCAATACCGGCTATTTCTTGCGGCATTGGTGCGGCATTTAGTAAAGATACACACATTGAATATCCGAAGCAGGCTATTTTATCAGAAAAAACGGAAGAAAGCGAAGAAGATACCTACGATAAAGAGTTACAGCGAATGTTACTCAATGAACAGAAATGGGCGGCACGAGCTGAAAAGAAAGGATTACCGCCAACAATCCTATAAAAAGGGGGGGGTAAAGCGTGGAATTAGACAGTTTAGAGGTTAAAATTACTGGTGCTGCCACTAAAGCTATCAATTCTGTTGATAAACTGATAAATCAGCTTACAAGGCTGTCAACATCACTTGCGACTGTGAATGGTTCATCATTAAGCGGTCTTGCGAGTGGTGTTAGTCAGTTAGGTTCTGCTATGCAGAATATGAACGCAGGAACAGCAGATTTTACAAGGCTTGCCAAGAATATCACAAAGATAGGTTCTGTTGATTCAGTTGCACTAACTAACACAGCTACATCACTTCAAGCTGTCACAAAGGCAGTTGCAAGCATATCAGCTATTCCGCAAAATGCAACACAGGTCACAGAATTTGCAAAGTCACTTAGTAAGCTAGGCAGTAAGAGCATAGAAAATGCCGTTGTAAACATTCCAAAGCTAGGCAATGCTTTAAATGGCTTAATGACAACGCTATCAAGAGCACCAACAGTAAGCCAGAATGTTATTCAAATGACTAACGCATTGGCTAATCTTGCTAGTCAAGGTAGCAAGGTGGGTACTTCTTCAAACTCACTTCAAAAGTCGCTGTATGGCGTTTCTACAAGTGCTAGGACAGCAACTAAAAGCAGTTGGAACTTGGCAAGTGCGATAGGTAAGTTTTATGCCACTTATTTTATGGTAATTCGTGGCAGTAAGAAACTTATAGAAGCAATCAAATCAACGACAGATTATATCGAAGCGTTCAACTATCAAGCGGTTGCGTTTGGCAAGATTGGTTCAGAATGGGATAAGGATTACGAAAAGTACGGCTACGATAACGCAACAGCATACGCAGAAAGTTTTAAAAGTAGAGTAAATGATACTCTTGGAAAGTTATCTGGCTTAAAAGTTAATATTCAAGGTGGTTTGGTTGAAGAAAGTGGAACAAAGAACTTAGGACTTAATATACAAGAGATAACGCAGTACGCTTCACAGCTAGCTTCTGTTACTAACTCATTAGGACAGACAGGCGAAGCGACAACAGCAATAACAAAGTCAATGACAATGCTTGCAGGCGATATAAGCTCACTTTTTAATGTGGACTATAAAACGGTTGCACAGAACTTACAGAGTGGCTTAATCGGTCAATCAAGGGCATTGTATAAATATGGTATTGATATTACTAATGCTACATTAGCGACATATGCTTATAACTTAGGTATTTCTAAGTCTGTATCAGAAATGACACAGATGGAAAAACAACAGTTAAGAGTGTTAGCAATATTAGACCAAAGTAAAGTATCTTGGGGCGATTTAGCTAATACGATTAACAGCCCAGCAAACATGTTACGCCAGTTCAGTAACAATATGAAAGAGGTAGGAATGGTAGCAGGACAGCTATTTATCCCGATTCTTTCAAAGGTTATGCCAATAGTAAACGGAGTAACTATTGCAATCAAAAGATTATTAGTCAACCTTGCTTCTTTAATGGGCGTTAAGATTGACTTTGAGAGCTTCGGACAAAGTGGTTATAAAGACACATCAGATGGCTTAGAAGATATTTCAGACGGCTACAAAGATGTAGCTGATTCAGCTAAGAAAGCTACATTATCTCTTATGGGATTTGATGAAATAAATAAATTACAGGACGATACAAGCTCAAGCAAAGGCTCAAGTGGCGGCGGCGGTAGCACTATTGATTTGACAGACGATATTACTAAGGCGGCGGCTGATTATGAAGCGGCATGGAATAAAGCATTTGCCAATATGGAAAATTCGGCAGTTGCTTGGGCTGATAAGATAGAGAAAGCACTTGAACCTGTTAGGAAGATATTTAAAGACTTTGCAATCGGGGATTTTTATGCAGCAGGACAAGATACATCTAACCTTGTGGCAGGAATTTTTAATTGGTTCGCAGATGCCATTGATAAAGTAGACTGGTACGGAATAGGCAGAAAAATGGGAGATTATCTTGCTGGAATTGATTGGGTAGAAGTTCTTTCAAGTGTAGGCAGGGCAATCTGGGAAGCTATAAAAGCAGCTATTGAAATATGGCAAGGACTATTTCAATCTGCACCCGTTGAAACTACAATCATGTCAGTTCTTGGAGTTATGAAGTTTACCGGTTTAGGCAAAAAAATAGGAGAAAGAATATCAGACGCATTAAGTTGGAGTGCTATAAAGAAAGGATTAAAGAGTTTTGCTGGTGGAGGTGGACTATTAAAAGGTCTGCAAACTATGCTAACTACTGACTTATCTGTAATAATGGGAGCTGGTACAGCGACAGAAATAGGCTTAACTATTGGAGCGGGAATCGTAGGTGGCATTGGTGCAGCTATTATTGGATTTAATATAGGCAATAAACTAAATGAAGCACTTACAGGCGAGAAAATAGATATGTCAATGTTTGACCAATTAGCATATCTTATAAAAGCACCATTTGAAGATTTACCTAGCTTTATTGACGGAGTGATAGAAACTATCACATTCGGGCATAAAGATGATATAGCAAATTGGTGGACTGCAAGTGTTGCACCTTGGTTTACTAAGGAAAAATGGGGAGAACTGGGAGACAACATAAAAACATCTTTAAGCGAAAAATGGAACAGTTTTTCAGATTGGTGGGGCAATACAGCTATTGTTAGCTGGTGGAATAATAATGTTGCACCGTGGTTTGAAAAAGAAACATGGGTTGACGCTGTTGACGGAATGAAATTAGGAATACAAGAAAAATGGGATTCAATCGTTGGTTGGTGGAACAGTCTTGCAATTGTTTCTTGGTGGAGCAATGATGTGAAACCGTGGTTTACTAAGGAAAAATGGGAAAACTTGGCTGACGGAATTAAAAAAGGCATTCAAGGGAAGTGGGATGATGTTGTAGATTGGTGGGATAGCAAACCAGCACTTCAACGCATTTCTGTGGCTATCGAAGATTTTAAAACTAAGATACAGAACGCTTGGAACAGCTTTAAGCAGTGGTGGAATGATTTAGGACTTGAATTTCCACACATTGATACACCACACTTTAAGATTGACGGAGAATTTAGTCTTGCACCGCCTAAAGTACCAAAAGTCAGTATTGATTGGTATGCAAACGGCGGATTCCCAGGCAAAGGACAATTGTTTGTCGCAAACGAAGTTGGACCCGAAATGGTTGGTACTATGGACGGAAGAACAGCAGTAGCCAATCAGCAGGAAATCACAACAGGTATTGCCAACGCAGTTTATCCAGCGGTTTACAATGCAGTTGTAGCGGCTATGTCAGAAGCCAACAATAATGTAAACATAACATTACAAGGTGACGCAGATAAGCTGTTTACAATGGTACAAGATAAAGCTAATAACTATACTAATATGACAGGTCAAGCGGCTTTTCCATATTGATAAGATAAATGTATTGTGTTATTCTTTTGCTATATAAAAAGCAAAGGGGTAACGCAATATGAAAAAGAAAAAGAAACTTTACATCGGTTTGGCAATAGCTTTTGTCTTAGTCTTGATAATAGTTTACGGCAATAGAAGTACCGATACAAAGACAGAAAACACTAATACCACAACAGAAAAAAGCAGTGATAATGCCACTTATAACAATACGGAATTTAAGTATCTTAAGCATGAAATTATAAATAATAATGAAAAAGATATACTTATTGTTTATTTTGATTTCACTAATAATTCTAAAGACAATACCAGAGCTGCATATAATTATGACATAAATTGTTTTCAAAATGGCGTAGAATTGGATTATCCTTTACTCAAAGTTGTCGAAGAGGAAGATAATATTATGAAAGAAATACAGCCAAACACGACTATTACAATTGCAGAAGCGTTTATTTTAAATGATAGAAGTAATGTAGATTTAGAGGTGGAAGCCCATTCGTCATTTATTGATAAAAAACTTATTAAAAAGACATTAACACTTGAATAAATTATTTAATGGAGCGTATCTTTCGGTGCGTTCCATTTTTTATTGAAAAAGTGCTTGACAATTATTGCAAGGGCAGTTATTATTATAACATAAATATTGCAAGGGCAATAATTGAAAGGAGTGATTATTATTAGTCCAGCAGGAAGACCGCACAAGGAAAACCCTAGAAATGTTAATCTTAATATCAGAATAACAAAAGATGAAGCTAATCGTATTCAGAAATGTGCTGATGAATTGGAATTAACAAGAACTGATACCATTATGAAAGGCATCGGGTTAGTAGAAAAAGAACTTAAAGACAACAAAAAAGAGTAGTCAACGATTACTTGGCGGTAACTGACTACCCAAAACACAACTCTGAAAGGAATTGATAAATCTATCATATCAGTTTCTTTCGGAAAATTCAAGATTTTTTGGAGGAAAACTATGGATAAATTTTTAGATATTATATGTGCAAATCAGATTATGAGTACAAAAGAGCAGGGAGATAAGTATATAGAATTTTTTGAACCATTTATGAGCAAACTTAAAGATATTGTGAGCGAAAAGGTTTATTCTGAATTGGAAGAAATGTTTAGCAGTTGTGTGGTAGAAAACAATAGTTTTTACGCTGTTGCAGGCATGAAATTAGCAATAGGTGTTATTGACGATACTTATGTTCCTACTGTGTAATCAAAATATTGCGTGAGGCATTGTGGGCATATGCTCCCACTACGCAATAGATTCTGTTTAGAGCAAATGATAAGATTTTGTAGGAGGTAAAATAATGAGTTATAATTATCCAACTACAAAAAATAGTTCTCACAATGAGATTAAAGTACCTATGAACACTAAGAATATTTGCGGCGTAGACTGCTATGAGCAGAATGGCGTTGCGTACTTAAGATTGGAGAATGTTGCTAGAGGACTTGGGTTTACCACAACTCAAGTGATTAATGGTAAGGAATATGTAAATATTCGCTGGAATGTTGTAAAACAATATCTTAATGATATTGGCTTTTTGCAGGAAGTTGCAAAAGACGATTTCATTCCAGAAAACATCTTCTACCGCCTAGCAATGAAAGCCAAAAACGAAACAGCAGAGAAATTTCAAGCATTAGTAGCTGATGAGATTATTCCGTCAATTCGCAAAAATGGAATATATGCTACCGATAATGTTATTGATGAAATACTGAACAATCCAGATTATGGAATACAGTTATTAACAAAGCTGAAAGAGGAAAGACAGGCAAGAGTTGAAGCAGAAAGGAAGAACGCTATCTTAACACATGTCAATAAGACATACACAATGACAGAGATTGCTAAAGAACTGAATCTGAAATCTGCTATTCAGCTCAATAAGTTACTCGCTGATAAAAAGATTCAATACAGTGTCAATGGAACTTGGGTTCTTTATTCACCATACAGCAGTATGGGATATGAAGAGATTAAGCAAGAAATCCTTGACAATGGCAAGGTTATTTATCACAGGAGAATAACACAGCTTGGAAGAGAATTTATACTGCAATTATTCAATGAAGTTGCATAGATTTTCTTGAGAATATTAGAATGGCTCAAACAGAAATAAATATAATGGTTGCAAGAAATTTGCAACTACACTAAGGAATGTATCAGAAATGGTGCATTCCTTTTTTAATGCCTTGAAAGGGGTGGTTTGATTGATTGACGCAGTTGTGATTGAGGGGGTTAGATTCCCAGTGGCATATAACGGCTACACATACAGTAGGAATAAGATATGGTCTAAGAATACAGGCAGAAACGATTATGGAGAAATGGTAGGTACTATCGTAGATATCAAAGACAAAGTAGAGCTTCAATTACCGCCATTAACAGGTGAACAGGCACTATTGCTTGATAATGTAGTAAGCGACGTAGATAACCCATTTCCAACGGCACAAGTCTTATTCTTAGGTGGCACACAAAAGGAAATGACAATATACACGGGAGATGTGACATATCCGTACCTTACAAGGGCAAAGAATGAGGACGGATTAATAGTCGGAGCGAAACTAAGTTTAATTCAGAAATAAAGGAGAGTTCCACATGAAACTTAAAACAAGTGAGTTAATAGACAGATTTCAGAGCTTAAGTAACATATCGCACGACAAGACTACAGGCAGAATTGCTATGGCTGTTATGTGCAATATTAAGGCATTGGAAGAACTGTACAAAACAACGCTACAGACCATAGAAGATACCAAGGTTAAGTATGCAGATAAGGACGACAGCGGTAATCCAGTTATCAACGATAATCAGTATCAGATTACATCAGAGAACTTAAAGAAGTTACAGGAAGAATTACAGGAAATCAATGAACAAGAGATTGAAGTGCCTGACATGACAATGCTTCCTATGGACGCATTCGACAAATGCGAAGAAATTACACCAGCTAAATTATACTCAATTGAGTTTATGATAAGCCATTAATTAATCAATAAAGGCGGTGTAGAATGAAGATATTAGACACAGCTATGACGGAAATTGTTAAGGGAAATAGTGCAAGATACTATTCTAAGTATGTTGTTGATGGAGAAGAACATACTGAAACACTTAACAATTTCAAGTTTCTAAACATGATAAATCCCAACAACGAAATTACGATAGGTAACACTTGCGCAAGCAGTGTTACCTTTTCTATTTATATGCCAACAGTAAGCCTTGAAAATAAGGAGATTACCATATTCGAGGGTGTTAAGGTTGGTACAGAAATTAAGTATATTAAGTTGGGAATATTTACAGTTACTAAACAGACGAGTGACGGAGAATACACAAGCTACGAAGCATATGACAGAATGTATAAGGCTGACATGCCTTACTTCTCGGATATGGCATTCCCTAGCACTGACAAAGCTATTCTTGGTGAGATATGCGGCAAGTTAGGTATATCTTTAGCGACAAATATAGTTACAGCACATACTATCAGTGACAAGCCACAAGGATATACCTATAGAGAAATTATCGGTTATATGGCTATGTTGCAAGGCTGTAACGCGGTAATTAATTCTGACGGAAACCTTGAATTAAGGTGGTATAAGGATAGCGGTTATGTACTTGACGGACATAAGTATTATCAGCAGGGCGTTACATTTACAACGAGTAAAGATTTTATCATACAAAAACTGACATGTAATAATACCAAGAGTGGTTCCACAGAACAAAGTCAGATTACTTCTGGTGACGGAGCGACAGGACTTAGTTTTGCCAATCCGTTTATGACGCAAGCAATTCTTGATGAAGTCTATAAAAAGATAGGTGGTTTTACATTTAGACCGCTTACAGTTAAGTTTGTCGGTGATTACCGACTAGAAGTTGGTGATATTATAACTGTCAACAAGGGTGGCGTTGATTACAAAGTGCCTATAATGCAGATTACACATGAATGCGACGGTGGACTTATAGATACTGTTACATCTATAGGTCAATCTGACACGGAGAATACAAGCGTTGCTTCTGGACCTATTACTAAGCAGATGGAACGGTACTATGCCGACTTGATACTTGTAAATAAAGCACTTATCAATAAACTATCTGTTGATGAAGCTGATATCAGATACGCAAGCATTGAAACCTTAAAGGCTGTTAATGCTGATATTGATAACCTTAAAACAAATAAATTAGATGCAACATATGCAGATATCATTAATGCTAATGTGGAAAGCCTTAAGGCTGTTAATGCGGATATTGCAAATCTTAAAGTAGACTATGAGAAAGTTGGCATACTTGACGCAAGTGTAGCTGATATCAAGACATTAATATTCGGTTCAGCAACAGGAACAACAATAACAACGGATTTCTCTAATTCTGTTATTGCTGTTTTGGGAGAAGCGCAGATTAAGTCAGCAATGATTGATAGTCTTGACGCAAGCAAAATCACAGCACTTGACATTAATACTACTAATGTACTTGTTCACAGCGAAGATGGCAAGTCACAGTGGAAAGACAATACAATTCAAATATCTGACAGCAATAGGGTTAGGGTTCAGATAGGTAAAGACGCTAATTCAGATTACAACATGTATATCTGGGATAAATCAGGCAATTTGATGTTTGACGCTATTGGATTAACAGACAAAGGTATTCAACGACAAGTTATCCGTGATGATATGGTTAAGGATAATGCTGATATTGCCGCAAGCAAGTTAAATATAGAATCGCTGTTCAATGTTATCAACAATGATGGTTCACACACGCTTAATTCAACGAAGATATATGTTGATAGTGAACAGCAAACCCTTGATAGCGTATTTAAGAGTATTCAGACAACCGTTGGCGGCAATTCTACATTATGGGGTTCGGCTATTAAGCAATCTAAAGATTTTATTGACCAAAAGTTGTGGTGGACTGATATTCGCAATGGAGAGTCTATCGAAAGCAAATTCAATACAGTTACAAGTACGCTTGATAGCTTCGGTGTGCAAATAGGAGATGTTTACAAGCAACTCAACGATGATTTCAAGGTATATCAGGTGACATACGAGCCGACTAAGGATAATTATCCAGCTAATGAGTGGAGTGTACCTATATATCCAAGCGATGATAGATACCCTAATGATAGCACATGGGAATACACAGAAGCAGAATATGATAATTATGTAGGCATTATAGCGTATTGGGAAGCACAGAACAGAGCGTGGCGTTGGATTAAAAAAATAGACGGAACGCACGGTTGGAAAGAAATATCTTCAACCGAAATCGCTTATCTTCTTAATCAAAATGCCGCGTTAAAGGTGAACCTTAATACAATCAGCTCTGAATTAAATAAGACACAGATTGATATAAGAGACAACTATAGCACCACTGTACAAGTTAATAATGCTATTACACAGGCAATTAGTGCAGAGAGCAATAGTATTAAGAGTGAAATTTCTACAACTTATGTAACAAAGAATGCTCTTACAGGCTATAGCACTACAGAAGCTATGAACAACGCTATAACACAGGCTATAACAGCAGAAAGTAACAGTATCAAGTTGGAAGTCTCTAATAATTACGCTACAAAGAAGAGCCTTGAAGGTTATGCTACAACAGCAAGTCTTGACCTTTATATTAAGAAAGACCCAACGACAGGAGAACTTAAATCTGCAATTGAAGCTATTGCAGATGATATTACACTTAATGCAAGTGGAACAATTAATATTAGTGGTAATAAGTCTGTTAATATCAATGGTAATCTGTTCACGCTTACATCTACTAATACTACTATTTCAGCAGATGGTTCGATAGACTGTAAGAAGCTAAAAGCTGTTGATGCTGACCTAGAAGGCACATTTAAAAATGTAAATGTAACTGACGGAGGTATTACAATGACCACTACTATTATTGGTGGTGAATACCTTATGAAAAGCAGTACAGGGGCATTTTTACAGATACAGGGACATTACATTGAAATGTCAAACGATGATGGTTCAGGAACGAAATGGATACTAAGTAGAAGCGAATGTGTTTTTAATGACTACTTAAATGTTAAGCTATACCACCCTTCACTTAAAAACTATATGCGACCTGCTTTGTCTATGAGAAATCCAGTAACATTTGATTGGAGCGGAAGCGTTTTAACTATATACGTTGACGATGTAGCTGTCGCTACATGGGATTGGGCAGAAAGAAATTGGTACTAAATCCGCACAGCGGTAGAAAGGAAAACAATATGTTAAGTATAACAAAGACAACAAATTTAAGCGGAACATCTGTGATTAACGGTCAATCAGCCATGACAATGTATGCGGCTGTACCGGAAACTGGTTCACTGACAATTAGCCAGACAATCACTAACAAGGAATTATACCTTGCAAATCAGACGCAATGTGATACTGATTATGAGAATTTTAAATCGGAAGTCAATAAGCTGCTAAAGAGTGAACAGCAAACAATTGATTCAGATACGACAGATATAACAGGAACAATAACAGAGTAAATCATCAGAGAGTGTGGGTTTAAGCCCGCACTCTTATTTTTTAGGAGGTAAATTATGAGCTTAACAGGATTTCTTTCGTACAGCCGTGTAAACTGGCAACAATCGCCAAGTAAGAGTACTCCCTGGAATGCGACAAATCTTAATATTATGGACGCAGGTATTAAGAATAACAATGATATGATTAGCAATCTTCGTGATGAAGTTACACAACTAAACAGTAATATTGACGTTAAAAACTCTTTTTGCAAAAATATTGCAAGTGTAGATGGTACTCTTGAAGGTTATGGCTATAATTATTGCTATTATAATAAATCTACCAAAACAGGGATTTTATACTATGCCTCCAAAATTGAAACACAAGATTCTACACAGAATAATTTTACAGGATATTATGACATAGAAACAGTTCTTGAAAATATGGGTATTACTAACTTTAATAAAATATTGGAAAGCAATTATATTCCTTATGATGCCACAGGTGTAGTTCGAGCAAAGTTGATAGGCTATGGAACAACATTGTTATATAGCTCTGCAAGTCAGCATTATGCTTTTGCTCGATATTATACAAAAGATGGTAATAAAGGAGCATGGGCTACAAGCGAATTCCAAAAGGGTGATTATATTACAGGCTCACTTATATTTAGTTAAGTTTCAGATACTGCCTTAGTAATTGCACCGGTGCATTTAATATTATTGCAGTTTAGTCGCGGAATGAGCAATTAGTAAGGTTGGCAGTGCCGCATAACATTAACAATATAATATTTACAATCAAGCACCCCAGTGTTTCCACTAAGGTGCTTTTTTGATACACATTTTTCTAAATTTAGGAGGTAATTTATGAGTAAGTTATTCGGAATTGACACATCAAGATGGCAGGGAGACTTTGATTTCAAAGGCGCAAAGGATAATGAGGGTGTAGATTTTGCCATTATCAAGGCAGGTGGTGCTGATGATGGCTTATACGAAGATAGAGAGTTTGAGAGCAGCTATAACAAGTTGGAAAGTGCAGGAATCCACAAAGGAGCCTATTTCTTTGGTAACGCATTAAGCACTGATGAAGCTGTAAATGAAGCCCGATATTTTGCACAGCTTTTAGCAGGTAAATCATTCTGCTACCCAGTGTTCTATGATGTTGAAGCAGGCATGGTTACTGGTAACGACCTTACAGACATTATTATGGCATTCCTTGATGAAATGAGAAATGCAGGATATAAGAATGTCGGCTTATACTCATATGAGAACTGCATTAACAATTATGTAGATATTTCAAGAGTAAAAGAAGCTGGTTATGCTGTGTGGGTTGCTAAGTATTCTAGCAATAACCCTAACATCGCTGTTGATTATGATATGTGGCAGTTCGGTGGAAGTATTAATTATCTTAGAGACACACAGATTAACGGACAGACAGTAGACCAGAACTATTGTTACACTGATTATTGCACAGACCATGTTGTTGAAGATGTAACGGTGCCAGACTATAAGCCAGTACCAGACACTAAGTATCATAAAGGCGATACAGTTAAGGTTATTAACGCTATTCAGTACGATAATAACGAGCCATTCGGCACTTACTATGATAAGTACAGTGTCTTATCGGCTAGTGGCAGAAGAGTTGTTATCGGTGTTGATGGCGTAACTACTGCTGCTATTGATGAGGATAACATCAGCCTTATCAAGTGTATTTATGACAATGACAATGATGTCAACACAGATACAGTAAGTCGTGGTGACGGTAAGAAAGTCAGAGTGCTTGATAACATTGATTATGACGGCGTGAGATTTGCGGTATATTATGATGAATATGATGTAATTGAAGAGAGCGGAGACAGAATTGTTATAGGTATCGGCACAACAATCACAGCTGCTGTCAATATTGCTAACCTTGAATTTGTCGGCGGTGCAAGCTCTGATGATACGCCTACAGATATCCCATTCAGTGAAGGCATTGAAGAGGGTAGCACAGTGAGATTTGTTGGTGATACTGATTATGATGGCACAACTATTAAGGCTTGGTATGACGAGTATACAGTATCAGAAAGAAGTGGCGACAGAGTTGTACTTGTGCATGACGGAGAATTATTCGCAGCGGTCAATGTAGCTGATTGTGAATTAGTCTAACCTTAATAAAAATACCGGGAGTGCAATGCTCCCGGTAATATCTTAATGAATATCATACATTTCTGATATAACAACAGGTATTGTTTTTCTTGCATTTAGCACTGTTGTATAAGAATATGTCTTATCAGTTCCTTTGCAATAAAAAGTAACCTTATCATTTTCTATAATCCTATCAAGGTCGGTATTTAATTTTACTACAATTAAAACATTGTTATCTGCTATCATTCCATCTTCATAAACAGAAGCTAATATAACAGAATAACATTCAGGACCACCCTTAACAAGAAAAGAAGAGCCATCTTCTACAAGCTGAATAACATGGGTTTCAAGTGCAAAATCTTTATCAATATAATTTTGCGGCTTTCTTGTTAAATCGGAAGCAGTAGCTTTATCAGAGTACATCATTCTATCTTCTTTAAAAGCAACATCTTTAAAAAGAGCTTTTTTATTTATCCCAGAACCAGAAGCTTTCTTTTCGGTTTGAGTTTCAGTTTGTGTTTCTGTTGCGGTACTCTCGATATTATCAGAAGCACCATTCTGACACGCTACAAGGCTCAATAAGCACATAACAAGCATAATGCTTACAATTCTATTTTTCATAGGCAAATCCCCCTAAATTTAATTTTATTAATCATATCACAATATGCATAATTTGTCGAATGTTGTCGAAACTTGCGATATCTTTAAGTTGATTTTTACATTATCAGTATTTATAATAATAATTGTCCGAGAGAGCTCGGACAGAATCTTCAAGTTTCGGCTAGGTGGCACTGTTTGATTGGCGTTGGCAGTGTCACCGCTGAAAACTGTTAATCTACTGGGGGTAGGTTGACATGCAAGAACAAATGTTCTATAATAACACCATCGCTACCAGCGTTATATCGTGCAATAAGGGGGATATATGGAGAATGAGGAATATAAACAGAAGATAATTGAACTAATCAATAATTGTAATAATAATCATTGGCTAAAAACAATATACAGCTACATTAAAACACTTTTAAGGTAAAAGAAAAAGACCGAGATTTTTTCTCGGTCTTTGCTTATTCTCGGCTTAACAAATTTACTATCTCTCATTTATCAAGTCAATCAGTTTTTCCAAACTTTCCCAATCTTCTTTATTTAGCTTAGACAACGCAGATACAAGCCTATGTCTGAAATTGTCTTCACCGCTTCTTTGAATATCTCCAAGCATTTCAGCAATCTGTTCATCTTTGGATTTCTCTATAAACATTTCGCCATCGCCTGTCCGTAACCAATCTTCATTAACGGAAAATTCCCTACATATCAGTTTTATAGTCTGTTCTGACGGATAATTTTCTCCGCTTTCCATTTTACAAACAGCAGAACGGGATACAGATAGTTTTTGAGCAAAATCAGTTTGACTTATATTCAAGCTATTTCTGATTTTTTTAATTCTCTCATTCATAAGTAGTTCCTCCTTTCTTGAAAAGTATAATAACATAAAATGTACATTAAGTCAACAAAAAGCATTGACAATGTATATTTAATGTGCTAGTATGTGTACATCAGATGAGCAGAAAGGAAGTGAATTGAATGAGCGAAAAGGAAAAAGAAGTAGTTGAGAAGTTAAAAGAAGCAATTCCTAAGATGTCAGATTTTGACAAGGGTTATATTCTTGGCAAGGTCGAGAATATGGCAGAAAAAAGTGATAAGGAATGTAACAATGACAGAAAGGAGTAAGAATGGCAGAAGTCACAAGAAAAGCTATCCAAAATGAAATGACAAAAACGATAGAGGGAAGTTGCTTCTATGAAAAGCTTCACTACAACGGACAAGATATAAGCGAATTGATTGCTGACACGAAAGCATTAATTGCCCAACATAACTTATCCGTTTTAGAAGCCAAAGGGTTTTTAGATTATATGAAGATTATTCTTGACAATTCTTCATATCTTCAAATTCAGAAATAGCCTTAATACAACATTCTTCAAAAGATGTATTGTCAGGTATTTCTTTAGCAGTCTTGAGTATAGATAATACTTTGTCAGAGTAAGGATATTCAAGACCACAGTTAGGGCAAATAATCTTGTCGGCAGATACACTTTCATTAACAGTATATCTATTGTGGCAAGTACAAGTTATTTGGAATTTTAGAAACATATTTTTCACCTCTTTTCTATTAGGATAAGAGGATTATAGCACAAACGGATTAGAATTTTTGATATTGATGCAATAGAAAAGTGATGGTAGCGGTAAATAGTTACAAACTTTTATTCAAACATCATTAGTTCTTTTTGACAGGAATAGCGTCCTGTTCGTATCAAGTGTGAACTACCTACCAATTGGAAAGTGTCTACCATCACCTTTCTATTGTATCAATAAATATAAAGTTCTACAAGTTACAGCAGATAGGAATGAGCAGAATTGCTCAAATGCACCTTAAAAGGTCAAAATATATCACACATTATTTAGAAAGGAATGTTTATGGAGCTACAGATTTTTAGCAATTCAGAGTTTGGAGAAATCCGAACCATTACTAAAGATGATGAACCTATGTTCTGCTTGGCTGATGTGTGCAAGGCATTGGAAATATCAAATGTAGGAAATGTTAAGCAGAGGTTATCTGAAAAGGGTATCCATACTGCGGATACCCTTACAAAGGGTGGAATGCAGAAAATGATATTTATTAGCGAGGCTAATCTTTACAAGACAATCTTTCAGAGCCGCAAAGAAAGTGCAGAGAGATTTACAGAATGGGTTACAGGAGAGGTACTTCCGTCAATCAGAAAGACAGGAAGTTACAGTAAGCCTTTGACAACATCTGAACAGATTAGATTATTGGCACAGGGCAACACAGAACTTACAGAGAGAGTTGATAAGGTTGAAGATAAGATAACCAGTATCGAAGAAGAAACTCCGCTTTACGGCTGTGAGATTGAAGAAGTGCAGAAACATGTTAGAAAGAAAGGAATTGAAGTACTTGGCGGAAAGGACAGCAATGCGTACAAAGACGGTGGTATTCGCGGTTCAGTATATTCTGATATATACAAGCAGTTAAAACGCGAATTCGGGTGCGTGGCGACATACAAGAGTATCAAAAGAAAATACTTGGCTGATGTACACGAATTCATAGACACCTATTTGTTACCAATAGCACTTGCCGAGGTGGTACATGATACAAACATGTAGGAGAAAATATGAAAGAAAAGATAATTAACATATCCGCAGCACTAGCAGGAATCAGCCTTATAGCGTTGATTCTAAGACCGGTACAACCGCAAACTAAGATTAATCAGCAGAGTGCAGTGTTAAGTGAATGCTACAACTCACATGTTGATTATAAGGTTGAAACTGGAGAGATAAGTGTTGATGAATATGAGTTATCGCTCATGGCACATTTGCTGATGGGTGAATGCGGAGCGACATGCAACGATGATGAAATGCTATATCTTGCAGGAGCCGTTGTTTTGAACCGAGTACAGAGTGAGTATTTCCCTAACAGCATTGAAGAAGTCATCTATCAGTCAGGGCAATATCAATGTACAGAACTTAAAAACAGCGGATTCTATAAAGAGCCAACAGAAAGGTGTTGGAGAATAGCAGAAGAATTATTAATAAGCGGATATGACATACCTAGCAATGTGTTGTATCAAGCTGAATTTAAGCAAGGTAGCGGTGTTTATAAGAAAGTGCAGAACATGTACTTTTGCTACAAGTGAGGAGTGTTTATGGAAGCAAGGATAAGAGAAGAAATGTTCAACTTAGGTATTCTCTCTAATAAAAGAGGTTACATCTACATAATCGAAGCTGTTAAACGCTTTGGAAATTTTACATCAATGGAAAATATTTATAACAGTATTGCTAAGGCAACAAATAGATCGCCAGTATCTATTGAAAGGTCAATTAGAACAGCAATTAAATCAGCTGACCATGACCTATCAGCATGGAAGAATTATGACTGTCTCACAGCAAGATGGGTTATAACAACGATGTATTACAGATGTAAGGAGAGCGCCAATGAGTAGCATAAAAAGAATTATTAAGCTGAACAGAAACAGGCAGAGAGCTATAAAGGAAAAGGATTTTAGAAAGTTCTATACTTTCAGCTGCAAAATCCATTTGATTGAAAGAATGGATAAAGTACCAATAGGAAGTTACATATTGAAGTAAGGAGAGAAAGAAATGGAAAATGCAATTAATAACAATAATATCACATTAGCAGGAGTAGTTGAGAGAGAGCCAGAGTACTCACATGAAGTACTTGGCGAGGGGTTTTACATCTTCATGCTCAAGTGTTCAAGAACAAGTGGTAACAAGGATACATTACCAGTAATGATATCAGACAGACTTGTTGATATCAGAGAAATCAAAGTAGGACAGGTTGTCACAGTTTCAGGGCAGATAAGGAGCTTTAACAGACACATTGATGATGTGAAACGCAAGCTGATTTTATCTGTATTTGCAAGAGAACTTGAAATACTGGCACAGGACGCAACAGAACTACCATTCGAGGAAAATATTAATACAGTTATACTTGACGCTCATATCTGCAAACCACCTATATACAGATGTACTCCAAAGGGCAGAGAGATTGCAGATATCTTAGTAGCAGTAAACAGACCATATGGCAAATCAGATTACATACCATGTATAGCATGGGGAAGAAATGCGAGATTTGCAGGTAGACTTGAAGCTGGGGAACATATTCAGATTCAGGGAAGATTCCAGAGCAGGGAATACGCTAAGAAGATAAGTGACAATGAAGTTGAAACAAGAACTGCTTATGAAGTATCGGTAAGCAAGATTGATTATGCAGATGAGGGCGAAGCTAATGTGCAGTGATATTACGGTTAGAGAGTTAGCAAGTATGGCGCTTGATGAAGATGCGATGTGTCAGATATGGTCACCACGATACGGAACAATCTTTGATGGTTCGTTTAATGAAGCTAAAAATTGTACATACATAAATATCGTGGTTGATAGCTTTCAGGTTGAAGATGGTGTATTTATTATGAATATTTAATAAGGAAAGGATATGTTTATGGAAAAAGCAGTTTTAAAAAAGGTAGTTCTTGAAAACTTTATGTGTTACGCACACGCAGAATTTGATTTTTATGCCATTACAAAGATTATGGCTAAGAATGGCAAGGGCAAGTCAACTATTGCCACAGCTTATCTGTGGTGCTTATTTAACTGTGATTATGAATTAAAGGATAATCCGGTTGTCAGACGAGAGGTTGACGGAAAATCAGTTGATGATATGGACACAAGTGTTGAACTTACACTTGATGTTGACGGAAAAGAAGTAACTATGAAGAAAGTACAGAAGCGTACTTATGAAGAAGTAATAAAGGACGGAGTTGTTATAACAACTGTAAAAGACCCTAATTCATATTATATCAACAGCGTTTCAAAGACATTAAAGGCATTCAATGAATATCTTGATGTTAATATGAACATTTTCAAAATGTGTAGCAATATCAATGTATTTCTTACGCAGAAGCCAAAGGAAATGAGAGAATATCTTTTCGGTTTAGTAAAGAAAACAACCGACCTTGATATGGCAAAGTCTAAAAGCGAACTTGCCGAATTAGTACCTCTTCTCGGAAAATACACATACGAAGAAATACGTGCTATGAACAATGAAATTAAAAAAGATGTTGATGATAATGCTAAAAAGCTGAAAGGGCAGATTGAAGAGAAAGAGCGTGATGTGCAGCTTAAACAGAGCATTGATGTATCTGACCTTGAATTGCAGAAGAACAGCCTTAAAGAACAGATTGCTGATTGCGTGGAAAAACAGACTGACAATGACAAGTTGATGGCTGAATATGATAAGGCTAGTTCAAATATTCTCAACTTGAAGTTTGAACTTAGTGATATGTCACGCAAGGCTAATGAAGAAAATGTTAAGGCTAGGCGAGAAGCAGAAATAAGAATAGAAAATCTCAATGGCGTTATTGAGAACTGTAAGAAAGATATTAAAACAGCAGAAAATGTTGTTGCTTTTAACAATGGAATGGTTACAGGATTGCAAGCAAAACTTGAAGCAACAAGGGTAGAATGGAACACAGAGAAACAGCGAGAATTTGACGAGAATAGCCTTATTTGTCCTTATTGCAGACAGGAATATTTGGAGGACAAGAAAGAGGAATTAAGGGCTGATTTTAAGACACACAAAGAAGCTGAACTTAATCGCATTATTGACAAGGGAAATGCAACTAAGGAAGAACTTGATATTGCTAAAGATAAACTTGCAGAAGCTGTAAAGAAATTAACTGAATACAGGGAACATTTAGACACATATGCTCACGATATGTTTATTCTTGAAAAGCAGTTGTCTGAACTTCCACAGGAAATTGATGTAACAGCTACAGAAGAATACAAGGCACTTGAACAGCAGATTGCAGAAAAAGAAGAGGCTATGCACAAGGCTAATGATATTTCAGCAGTTAAGGCAGAATTAAAGGCACAGGAAACAGTTTTAAGGCAGCAGTTAGCAGAATGCGAAAGCCAGATTGCAAAGTCTGATACGGCAGCAGACGAACAGCGACTTGAAGAATTAAAGCAGACAAGGATTGATTCTGAACAGAATAAGGCTAATGCCGAGAAAATCCTTGATTTACTTGATGAACTGGATAAGGCAAAGAACGAAGCCTTAACAGAAGCAGTAAACAGTCATTTTGGGTTGGTTAAGTGGCAGTTGTTTACTTATACAAAGTCTGGTGGTTACAAGAGTTGTTGCATACCGACTGTTGACGGAAAGAGTATCTTAACAACTATGTCTAATAAGGGTAACCGGATTTTAGGCAGAGTTGATATTTGCAATTCTATTCAGAAGATTAGCGGCATATCAGTGCCTATTGTTTTAGATGATTCTGAAAGCCTTAGTACGGATAATCAGAAGAAAGTTGCTGAAATGGTAGATAGCCAGTTGATTATGCTGATTGTTAATGATAGTGAGAAATTAGAGATTGCGGAGGGATAAGCACTATGAATGATAGATATGTTGTAGAGTGTGAATTTGAACACGCAGGATACAAATGCGTTGTCATATTTGGAAGTTTCGGGTACAGATGCGGTTATGTCGGCATTCCAAAGAATCATCCATTATACAGAAAGGATTACAGTGATTACCTTGAAATCAAGAAAGCTGATGTCGGAGACAGAGAATTAAGTGGGATTCTTCCTTTGCTTGGTGCTTGGCTGGATGAAGATGAAAGAATCCGCATTGAAGCATATTTTCAGTGTCACGGTGGCATTACATATGCAGGTGGTGGAGAACATTCAAGTTATCCAATCGAGAGTGATTTATGGTGGTTCGGGTTTGATTGTGGACATGCAGGAGATAAGTCGGATTTGGATTATGCGATGCAGAAGTTTCCGAACCATAGAAAAGAGCTTCAACTACGGAAAATGGTTGAAAGTAAATATCCGATTGATGATGTTATCCGTACAGAAGAATATGTAGCAGAAGAGTGTAAGAAGTTAGCAGAACAGTTGAAAGAATTTGAAGAAAGTGAGGAATGATGATGGGCGTAAAAGGATATAAAGCATTTAATAAAGGAATGATATGCAGAGGTAAGCAGTACGAAGAGAATACTACTTATGAAGAAAACGGAAATGAAATATGCGAAGCAGGCGTAATGCATTTCTGTGAAAACCCATTTGATGTGCTGAATTATTATCCGCTTGTTGATGAAAATGGTGACATTTCAGATTTTGCAGATGTTGAAGCTATTGGAGATATTTATAAAGAAAAGGATAAAGCAGCCACAAATAAGCTTCATATTGGTGTGAAACTTGGGCTTAAAGGGTTTATTAAGGCTTGTGTAGATTTTACTATTGAAAAAACAAGAGTTGAGTCTGGTAAAGATAACGAAACTGATAGTAGTGGAGATTCCGCAAAGATAGGTTCAAGTGGATATTACGCACAGATAGGTTCAAGTGGAGATTCCGCAAAGATAGGTTCAAGTGGAGGTTCCGCACAGATAGGTTCAAGTGGATATTACGCACAGATAGGTTCAAGTGGAGATTACGCACAGATAGGTTCAAGTGGAGGTTCCGCACAGATAGGTTCAAGTGGATATTACGCACAGATAGGTTCAAGTGGAGATTACGCACAGATAGGTTC